CCCGCCCATTTCAGGATGGTGCTCATACAGCACCTCCGTTGTAATGTTTGCCTTTCAGCTCTGCAATTTCCTGGCAGGTAATGCAAAGCTGCACACCCGGAATGGCACGGCGGCGTGCTGGCGGAATTGGCGCTTCACACTCAATGCAAAGCACGCGAGACACGCCCGGTGTTTTGGCACGGGCAGCACGGATATGGCGCTGGCGTTCTTCTTCAACGCGCTGCTGTACGAGATCCATTGCATCAGCCATTAGTGGATCTCCTGCGCTTCGTTCTGGATTGCTTCAGCAGTCACACGCAGCAGTTCTGCCGCTTCCACGTGGTTTAGCTGACGGGATGAGATATGACACGCCAGGCTATCAAGGCGAGCTGCCATTGCTTCAGCCCTTGCCCGGCGTTCTTCCAGACGAGCCACTGTCAGTAAAATATTAAGCCCTGCATCATCCGATCCGGTTTTAGTCGTGAGGATCTCAATATTACGCATAATCAATTCTCCTGAATTTAGATAAAGGGATGCTCGGCGGGTTTACGCCATTAATTTCATTAGTTGGTTAATTCGGCATGGTTAGCCGTCTGGGAAATAAGCTCACCACTGCACGAAAATGATTCATTGCTTTAATCAACTCCCGCTTTTCGTCAGTGGTCAGCTCATTGATGCTGATGCTATGACGTTCAGCCGGAATTTTTGCCATAAAGAATATGGCTGCCAGTGCTCGTTTATTTTGTTCGTTATTGATATCCCGTGGATCACGCATATCTTTAATAAACCGCTCAAGCTCTGACTCAATATTCAGGCCAAAAACTTTTGCCCTTAATTCCGCTATGTGATTAAGTCCATTCAGGCGTTCACCGGGGCTTAATGGAACAGTCGCCGCAGCGCCTTCAATAGCCATTTGTTCCCCCGTTTTTTCGTAGATAGTTCTGCCAGCAATTCATCTTGTGAACGGCACGGATGCCAGCGTTTACCATCCTCACCCATGATCCAGCCGTGACCGTAGTGCATTGCCGGGCTTTGTTTTACCAGCAGCGATGCAAATGATGGTTCTTTCGTCAGCATAAGCACCTCACAGCAAACCGAATGAAGCACCGAGGCCAGTCACGGTATCAACTGCACTCGCCATTGCAGGATTAGCCTGTAAACGGGCCTGCAATGAAACAGCAGCCAGCGCCATCAGTCGTGTTACAGAGTTAATGCTGCTGATAGCATCACGACGACCGGCACTAGTTTTTACATCACCAGATACCGCACCTGCTGCAACACGTCCGATCTCTGCAGTTGCGCTCATGACGTAATGCGGCAGTTTCTCTTTTGCAACCTCATTAATCGGTACACATGGCAGGCAGTGAATCTGTGCCAGAAAACCATCTACCAGCGTTGAATCTTCAGTCAGATCGGTAAGCAGCCAGATTTCTGGTGCGGTTAATAAATGAGGCTGAGCTGGGTTCAGCTTGTTCCGCAGAATCTGCACATTCATGCCTGCACGTTCTGCCAGTTGCACCAGATTGTGGCGCAGTGCAAATGCACGACAGGCTTCATCAAAATGTGGATGTTTGGAAACTTGGTAATCAAACATGGTCAATGCCTCTGATGTATTTCAGAATCGAACTAATTAAGGTTTAGATTGCATTCTGAAAGCGCATCAACGGTCATGGCTGCTATGTTGATCATCACTTTTTCGCGTTTTTTATCTTTGCGCAAACGGTGACGGATAAGGCGTCCATCAGCCAACATGTCATTGATGGTATCGATGGACAGTCCTGTCAGCTCGCTATAGCGTTCAATAGTCACATGAGGCGTGGTAAGAGTGATTGAAATGTTAGGTCTCATGATGCAACATTCCTCGTTTAATGATGATTAATCAGGACGAATACGGATCGTTTGTATTTTGTGAACACCATAAACATACGATCGCACTATGAAATCGTCAAGATAAAAGTTCACTTGGAGTGACCATGAATTTGGAGAAAGGCGGACGAGGCGCTATAGAGCGCATGGTAGAAGCTTATGGATTCAAAACTCGACAGGCGTTGTGCGATCATTTAGGAATCTCTAAAAGTACACTCGCTACACGCTACATGCGTGACTCATTCCCAGCAGAATGGGTAATCCAGTGCGCCCTTGAAACGGGCACCTCGCTTAATTGGCTCACAACTGGACATGGTTCAAAGCAAACTTCAGGTAATACAAATACGATGGAAGTTGCTAAATATGTATTATCTGATGGTGCCTTGCGTGAAGACGGTTTTTATATTTTTGATAAGGGATTTCTACCCTCTACGTTTAAAAAACCTTTTGTCATCACAGATAACAATTCTGAATTTATTTGTGATAAAGAATTTGATGATATACGTGATGGTAAATGGGTAATAAGTATTGATGGCGAAATAACAATCCGCGACATTACTCGTTTACCCGGTGGAAGAATCTTCGTTGAAGGTGGAAACAGAACCTTCGAGTGCAAGATAGAAGATGTTGAAATAATTGGAAAAATTATAAGTTTGACAATTAAGTACGTTAGGTAATACCGGGAGGAAACTATGCTTGGTAAGGTATTTTTTGTGGTTTTATCATGCTCTTTGTTATTAAACCCACTAACTACCTATGCTAAAAATTATCCTTGTTCTGGGAAAAAGGGAGGTGTCTCTCACTGTACCTCCGATGGAAAGTTCGTTTGCAATGATGGAACTATTAGTAAATCAAAAAAAATCTGTACTAAAAACTCGCGATAATTTTTGCTTTTATATCTGCGCCTAATATAACAATGAGCCGCAGGCTAACCGCAAAAGTCACATACTCACATAGCAAAAAATAGCCAACTTCATTATGGCTTCAGTGAGATGTATGGTCGCAAGATTTCATACATTGACACTGGTTATACATACAGTAAAAATGCTCTCTATTGGAGGGCATTTTTTATGGCAGTACGAAAACTCACCACAGGAAAATGGCTTTGCGAATGTTACCCCGCCGGACGTAGTGGGCGTCGTGTGCGTAAACAATTCGCCACCAAAGGCGAAGCACTGGCTTTTGAGCGTCACACGATGGAAGAAACCGAAGCAAAGCCCTGGCTGGGCGAATCAGTAGATCGTCGAACCCTGAAAGACGTGGTTGAGCTATGGTTCAAACTACATGGTAAATCTCTGACTGCTGGGCAGCATGTCTATGACAAATTGCTGCTGATGGTTGACGCTCTGGGCAATCCCCTTGCAACCGATCTCACATCTAAAATGTTTGCCCATTATCGAGATAAACGACTGACAGGTGAGATCTACTTCAGCGAGAAATGGAAGAAAGGGGCCAGCCCGGTCACCATTAACCTGGAGCAAAGCTATCTAAGTAGTGTTTTTAGCGAACTATCCCGCCTGGGCGAATGGTCGTATCCAAACCCACTGGAGAACATGCGAAAATTCACCATCGCAGAAAAAGAGATGGCATGGCTTACCCATGAGCAGATTGTTGAACTGCTGGATGATTGCAAACGTCAGGACCCAATTCTGGCACTGGTAGTCAAGATATGCTTAAGCACAGGCGCACGCTGGCGAGAAGCAATAAACCTAACCCGATCACAGGTGACCAAATACCGAATTACCTTTGTAAGAACGAAGGGGAAGAAAAACAGAAGCATCCCTATCAGTAAAGAGCTTTATGAAGAGATCATGGCGCTTGATGGGTTCAATTTCTTCACAGACTGCTATTTTCAATTTTTATCCGTGATGGAAAAAACGTCTATCGTGCTCCCTCGCGGTCAACTTACACACGTTCTGCGTCATACGTTTGCGGCGCATTTCATGATGTCGGGTGGAAACATCCTTGCTTTGCAAAAAATCCTCGGACATCACGACATAAAAATGACTATGCGTTATGCTCATCTATCACCTGATCACTTAGAGACAGCTCTTCGTTTCAATCCACTAGCAACTTTGGATGTTACTAAATCAGATTCTTAAAGGTTCAAGCATGGTTAAGTTTTTGTTTCAATTCCCAATATTCGACTTCTCCTTAACATTTGATATTATCGAGACGTTAATCACTCATAGCGAATCATCAATCGCTAAGGGTATAGCAGAATATAAAGACAAAGGACCTGAAGAATATATAATTGAAATATCTCCGGAAGATGGTGTATATCAGTCAATTGATCATTACATGGGACTCACCAGCTCATCGCTAGATCTCGATGAAATGTTTTTAGAATACTACCCAAGTATTATCCGCAGGTCAGTATTCTTAACTATATTCGGAATTTTTGAGCACGAAATAGAAAAATTCTGTAACAACTTTGCTAATAGACATCATTCTCCTATAAATGTTTCAGATCTCAAAGGAAGTGGATTTGAGAGGAGCCATCTATTTATCAAAAAAATGATAGGGATGAAGTCAACATCCCACTATTCGAATATCAAAAAAATAACAAAATTAAGAAACAGTTGTGCGCATAATGATGCAAAATACTTAGAAAACGATGGGCAAAATATTAAAAGCATTATTGAACTTATAGAAAAATATCCTGATTTTTTTAAAAAAGATGGAAAACAGGTCCTATTTATGGAGGGCTCGTTAAGCATGATCTTGAACTCATTCAAAGAGTATCTTTCTGATGTTGAAAGAGCCTTAGATGAATTCGAAAAACAAAGCACTAGTGGCGACAAAGTGGCGGCAGCGGTTGGCATTACCCCGTAATAACCACCACTGACCACCAACCTAACTTATTGTTTTAATCTAACTTATTGTTTTCATTAACCCGTTTACATAAATGGGTTTTTTGTTATCTAAAATTTATCTACTACCCTGCAACCCTCTCAACCATCCTCAAAATCTCCTCGCGCGATAGCGGCTTACGGTCGGTGACAAAATGCAGCGTCATCCCCTCAATAAACGCATCAAGCGCGCGGGCGGTTCCGGGTTCAAACCATTGTTCGAGCGTTTGCTGACTGCGCTGCATCCAGTTTTGCATTACCGTTTTTAATAGCGGTTTTCGGCTAGCCAGCGCGTAGAGCTGGTACATCAGCTCCATGTTATCCGGCGTTGCAACCTGTGAGCTGTAGATCATATCGGTGATAGCCTGGCATGCGCCCGGAGCATCACTAACATCGCTAAAAAATGCCTGATATTGCCGGGACATGATCTCAGTAAAACTGCTGAACGCCTCCAGTAACAACTCATCAATTCCTGAAAAATAGTAGGTCATCGATCCCAACGGTACCCCGGCAAGGGTAGCAATTTTGCGGTGCGTAACAGCATGTATTCCGTAAAGTTTCACCGCCTCCAGCGTGGCCTGGATAATTTTTTCTCGCCGTTGCGGATCGTTAGCGCGACGCATGTCATTTCCTCTCTCTGCAATTGTGTACAAATGTACACAACCTTGCTAATGTTGTCTTCCCTCTTCTTATTTTGACGTGATCTATGACCGTAAATTCTTCACGTAATGCATTGAAACGCCGAACCTGGGCGCTGTTTATGTTCTTCTTTTTGCCAGGCCTGTTAATGGCGTCCTGGGCAACCCGTACGCCTGCTATCCGCGATATTCTCTCTGTCTCGATCGCTGAAATGGGCGGTGTTCTCTTTGGTCTGTCGATCGGTTCGATGAGCGGTATTCTCTGCTCGGCGTGGTTAGTGAAACGCTTTGGGACACGTAATGTCATCCTGGTCACGATGTCCTGCGCATTGATCGGGATGATGATATTAAGTCTGGCACTCTGGCTGACATCGCCCCTGCTCTTTGCCGTTGGTCTCGGCGTCTTTGGGGCAAGTTTTGGTTCTGCGGAAGTGGCGATAAACGTTGAAGGTGCCGCCGTTGAGCG